TGAGGTCAGCTTGCGTAGAAACATTACCAGCCCCCGTTCTTATAACGTGCTCAAGCAAGTCAATGGTGTCGTTCGGTAAATCGTACGTCGCAGTGCCCTGTACCAAATTCTTCGTGCCCTGCTCAATCGTCCACATATTGATGCCACGATTTGCCCACTCAATGGTTAGTAGATTCATCGAACGACGTGCAGTACGCAGGTCGTAACCAGAGCGCATCTCCCGACCAGCCCTCTCATAGGCTTCTTCGGCTATGTCAGTAAACTCAAGATTAAAGTCGGTTGAGCCGCTCGTGGTCATGTCTTGCTTCCAATTCTCTTAGGTCCATCGCTACGTCAGCTACACCGTGCCAATCTTCAAGAGCCACCATGACTTGCAGGTACTCCTTTAGTATTTCTTTCTGCACCTGCCAATCCTCGTAATCTTTCATCTGAATCTTGCAGTCTTTGCGGCAATTTTTGCCGGTTGTTTGACGAACTGCTTACCTGCGCTCTTTCCAGCCCGTTTAGCTCTTGTAGTCGCAGCGTATTCAGCAGGTGTAAGAGATTTAATTGCCGCCTCCGGGAGGTATCGTTCGCCAGTTGCTTTTGAACCCTGTGTGCTAGGTTTGCCACTGCGTGTCCTCCACTTCTGGTCAGTCCAATTTTTTAGACTTTGCTGCGGGGCTTTCACTTCATCTTCTTTAACGTCTGTGCCAGCCTTGCTCGCTGCCCTAATTTACCGGGAGCTTTTGCAGCTTTAGCCAGCTTACCTGCGGGAATCGGTTTATCGCCTTTGACACCAAGCTGTGCGCGTAAAGCTCCGGGCTTCTTAATGGCTGACTGAATCCACTTACCACCTTTAGCCATACCACCTTTTTTGTAAACCCCACGACCTTTAAGAATGTCAGCTTGGGTTACTTCGCCATCTTTATTTAGATCTGGAAACTTGCTAGTCACGGTAACCTCCACCACGCTGCTTGTACTTCATGGCAAGCATCTGAGCTTTGCGAGCTGACCACTGCCCCGGCGCACCACCTTTGCCACCAGCTTTTATCTGGTTGAACAATGCTTTACGCATCCCCGGTTTAGTGTAATTGCCAGCTTCGTTTACGCGAGACACCTTGCCACCTTCAGCGTACTGATCAAAGTCAGTGTTATCCCGCCTAGCTTTACGCTTGGCAGTCGGCATTTTTGAGGGCGAAATCGCCCCCATCCCGCGAGAGGGCATCATGTCAGCAAGCCTTACCGCCGTAAGCCATCTTCTTCATCTTCATCTTAGCCATACCACCTTTAGCCATTTTGATCTGTGTGCCCTTGGTTTTACCCTTGGTAGCAACACCGTCACGGCTAGGAGCAGCAGTTTTAACAGCGCCCATTTTTGATGGGGCTACGCCACCACCCATGCTCATCTTTTTCATACCAATACCCCTTTTAAAAATTAACGCATCATCCCACGAGTTTTACCACGCTGTGCAATACCATCAGCACGTTTAGAAGCTGAACCTACTGAACCACCTTTGGCATATTTATGGACTTTTCCACCGTGCTTTTTGCCAAACTCACGTCCACCGCCGGTAAACTCACGCCCACCGCTAGTTATTGCTTTGGAAAAAGAACTTAAGAACCCTTCTGGACGTTCAGTAGATCTAGGTTTCTTTTCAGAAGTACTACGTTTTGGACTTTCTTTTTCCTGCCCAAACTCATACCCACCACGAGTAACGCCTTCTTTAAGCGAACTTAAAATGCCAGAAGCTTCTCTAGGTTTATTAGATGACGGTAGTCTAGAAGCTCTAACCTCTAAAGACGCAGATTCAGCTTTTGTTTCTGCTGGTTTGGACGCAGTGGGTTTAGGTGCAGCAGGTTTAGATCCTGCCATTTCCGTCGTGTAAGACTTACCATTAAAAGTAAATCGCTCTTGCCCTGCCTTACGAGCTTGAGCAAAAGCTTCACGGAATGTAGAAGGTGCTATTTCAGCTTTAGAAGCTACGTACTCTTTTGCACGTTCACCTTCTTCAACCTCTCCACCTTCCTCATAACGCTTACGCGCACCAAATTTAATCGGCTTTTTCATCGTCGGAGTCCTTTTTGCGACGGATAATTTGATCAAACGGTTTGCCCGTAACCATCTCGGCAATACGCATAAGCGTCCAGACAGCACCAATCAAACCAAATAAAGGCGTAATCACTTGGAGAAACGATCCGATTGTGGCAACCACAGACATGATGTCTGCGGCATTCTTTACCAATTCGTGTTTATCTTGAGTCATATCAGCACTTCCAAGCCCTTAAGGATTTGTTGATACGGCTGTTTGGGTCGTTGGCCGTTTTAGAACTCGTAAGCTTCTTTTTCATGCCTTCCATTCTGGCACAGAATGATTTTTTACGAGGGCCACCCTCTGGCTGCGGGGCTTTGAGTCCGGGCTTCCCCGGATTGGCAGCGTTGTACGATGCTCGACCCTTGGCGTTCAAACCGCCTTTTGGGTTTTTGCCTTCCTTGCGTTGCCAAGCTGGGGTTTTTGCCATGACATCACCCGCATATCAATGTAACCGCAGTGACATTCGTAACCGCCACGGTTGCAAGATCATTAGTTTTGTACGTTGTACGGATACCTTCTGCTGCCATATACAAGCTGTTAACCTGCGTAGCAGCGGCGGGGGTATCGATCTCAAGCAATAACGTCGAATCACTTGCACGAGTGACAATGATCGTACCCGCAGAAGCACCTGCCAAGTAATACAAACCTTTGATCCGGGTCATGGGTAACGCCAAACTGCCGCCATACCCAACCGTGATTGCCGCTGCGGTCGCTGCACTTACCGTGATACTTGAAACGGAAGCAAAGTAGTTAGTGCTATAGACCGTCGTATTGTTTGGTCCAGCAACTACCTCAGTAACAACCACACCACCTACGGTTGTGCCTGTAATGGTGAAGTTTTTACCCGTTTCATTGCCCGTGCCGGTAATGGATACTTTGTAGCCGTACCCATTTATCCCCGGCGTTGTAGCAGCAAGCGTAAGTGCACCAGCACCACTCGGTGTAACCGAAGTCACATAAAAGTTGGCACTCGACTTTATCTTGACTGACCATACATCATATTGCATGGTGCACCTCTAATTAAGACGTTGCAAACGGTGTAGCAGGAACACTTGTGCAATTAATAACGCCGGTCACCATGTACTTCAACGCTGCTACCGCAACAATCTGAACCCACGTACCTGCAACACCACCTGTCGTCGTACCGTTCAGGTTAATGAAGTCATCGTTTGCACCAGCCGTGAACCCAGCCATAGCGCCAGAAGAATCCGTATCAACAGAAAGGATTGACCCAACAAAACGATCTGTGCCATCCGTAGCGATCTTTAGCGAAGACGTGGAGATGGTGGTTGGAACCCAAATGGTGTAAACCACACCTTCGTTATTAGCCGTGTTGGGGTCATTACCGGGGCCAGACGAAGAAGCGTTTGCCGAAGTATTAATGGTAGGCAGTGTTAACTGCACGTTAGCAGCAAGAGAACCACCAACAGAAATAATCCTGCCGCCGTGATCTACGGGGGTAAGCGTGGTACTAGAAGTAATTTCTACGATGGTAGATGGACCTTGCTGGTAGATGCCGCCAAGAGAGCGGACCGGTCCTTGGAATGTGGTGCGAGCCATATTGTCCTCACATGCGATGTCGGTGTATTAGTCTGCATGTTGTCAGCCGGGACTGTCTAATACACCGG